GGCTGACCACAGCTTGCCCTCTGCGGCCCAGTAGCGCGTGCCTTTCTTCAGGTCACGCTCGACCAGTTCAGTGATCCACTTCGCGGGCACCAGCTTGGTGGCGCTCACTTCCCACCAGTGCGAGTGCATCGCCATCGCCGCCCACTTGGTCAGTTCTGCCCAAGTCACCGACCGCAACTGGTTCTCAGAGTTGGCGCTGACCACTACGCTCCCGCCGATGCGCGTGGTCAGCATCCACAGCACCAGCCAAGATACTAGGGCGCTCTTGCCAATACCCCGACCGGAGGAGACCGCTTCCCGTAGGGTGTCCATCTGGACCTTCCCCTTGTTCCGCTGGATGTGCGCCTTGATGTCGTTGAGCACCTCGCGTTGCCATTTGCGCGGGCCTTTGAATTGCGCCAGCGGGGTGTTCTTCTGCCCCCAGGGAAACACGAAGCGCACAAACGCCTCGGGGTCATCCGCAAGCGCGGGTGACCACAACTCGACCATCAGGCGCTGTTCTTCAGCGGATGTGTAGATTGGGAGTTGCATCTTCGACGTAGGTTAGACGAGCACGGGCTTCTTCAAGCGCGGTGATGACGCTGATCTTCTGATAGACATCAACGCTGATCTCTTGCTTGGCAGTCCAACCGTGGACATGCTGAAGGATTGCTAGGCTGGCCTTGGCGTCGCCGTTCATCGACGCTTCGGACAGTTTGCCTGCATGCGCCATCTCAGCGTCGGCTTTGCCTTTTTGCGCCGCCATCTCGGCGATGGGGTCTAGCTGACACAGCCGCCTGTATTCAACTGGCAGCATGCCGGAGGCCAGAGCCAAACTGTCGCCTTTTAGGCCCAAGCGCGCTGCTTCGTAAATCTGTTGCAGTCGCGCCTCAGTCGCCCTGATCTCCCTAATTTCTAGCGGTAGGGATTTCATGCGCGGAAGTATACCTTGATTGTTGCTACTTGTTGTGTTACGACATGGTGTAGGAAAAAATTTTGTTCGCGGACCCTTCGCCAGCGTGACCGGCCGGTCGCCGGCCCTGCCCCCCCCCTCTCGATTGCTGCACTGCAACATGTCCATGCCTAGGCAACCATTGCCCAGGCAACCATTGTTTAGGCAAACATTGCCTAGGCAAGTATGCCGCACTGCAACATGCGCCAGCGGCTGCGGCCCGTAGTCAATAGTCACCATAGCCATGCGGTTTGAACCGCTGCAAGCATTTAGCCATAGTCACCATAGCCATGCGCACGCAGCTGCTAGCCATAGTCACCATAGCCATGCGTGCGAAGTGCTGCGCGTCCATTTAGCTGCGGGTTGCGAGCGCGGAGCTGTCGGCGCGGAGCTGTCGGCCGGTAGTCATATAGTCGGTAGTCATTCCGTTTTCAGTCGCTCATATACGTTACGCTACATAGTGTGTTACTAATTTCCCTAGCAATAACACAGTGAGTGACTATATCGCTTACACGCCCGGCGACACCCCATGGCTATCGCTCGACTACCGAACCGCTGCCCGAACCGCGTTAGAAGACTACCGCGCTACCAGGGTGAAAGCCCCTACAAAAACGAAGGGCTTTGCGATGCTGCAAAGCATGTTACATTACTTGCACGCCAACGCAATCCCGCGCAAGCGCAACTAGGGCAACACAGTGAACAAAATCAACACACGCGAAGCAAAGACAGCCGCCACCGCATGCGCCATGGGTCATCCGGACATGGCCGCACGCATCCTGAGCGCGTGCCACCGCGCCAGCATGCGCAACAGCGACAAGCAAGAGTTGCTGGCGCTGGCTGTCGCGCTCGGCGTCAGCAAGCACGTTGAGTTCATCATTTGCTAAGTCAACCCGGCGCGGCCACCGGCCGCGTCACTAGTAGAGTAAACAAAAATGGCACAAGACTTCATCGGTTTCATCGCGTACGAAGGTCCAAGCACAATCGACGGCGCGCCGATTGTCGTGATCATAAACAGGATCGACGAAAGCAGCGACAACGCAAAAACGGGCGCGCTTGTGCAGTCGTTCATCATCCGCAGCGACGTGCCACCGACTGAAGCGCTGAAAACGGGCGACGACGAGTCAGTTTGCGGCGACTGCAAGCATCGCCCTTTGCTCGCTGCAAGCAACGGCGAAGCGCCGTGCTACGTCAACGTCGGCCGCAGCGTGCGCAGCGTGTACGATGCATACAAACGCGGGCGCTACATCAAAGCGCCCTTGGAAACCATAGCGCTTGCTCTGGCCGGCAAAAATCTGCGCATGGGAACCTATGGTGATCCCGCTGCGGCTCCCGCAGTCGTGTGGCATCGCCTAATCCGATACTGCGCCGATTGGGTGGGCTACAGCCACCAATGGCGCAACGTCAACGCAAGCGATTGGTCAGGCATGCTTATGGCCAGCGTCGACAGCGTGCAAGAGCGCGCCAATGCGATTGCGCTTGGATGGCGCACGTTCAGGGTCGCGCTGAACGAAGACAAAGCGACCACCGAAGCGCGCTGTCCAGCGAGCAAGGAAGCCGGCCAGAAGACAACGTGTAACGCATGCTTGCTTTGCTCAGGCACGTCGAAGCGCGCCAAAGATATCGTGATCATAGATCACGCTTTGGGACACAAGCGCCGCGTTGTGCGCATCGCAACAGTGTGATTCTCAGGGCATGCGCTAGCGGCGCATGCCCGGACAATCCGGTCCGACTAAGGGTAAAAAATGAAAAAGCATACATTCTGGGCTGTCGAGCGCGATGGCCAACAACGTGCCATCGGCGCAACCGAAGCCCGGGCGCGTTGCCGCGCCGCCGGCACCACGTTGCGCACGCTGAAAATCCGCGCCCATACGTATGGGTCTTTCGTCGGTGGCAGCGCCATCGGCTGGATCGCCCAGATGGCAAAGGGCCGCACGGGCGTTGGTTTCGGCGCGTGAGGGATATTCTGTTCGCATTTGCGCTGGGCATCGCTGGCGCCGTTTTTCTTTTTTATGGGTTATCAGCATGACAACCGAAGACATTAAACGGATGTACGACAACAATCCTATGCTGACCTTGCGAGAGTTGTCAGCTCTCACCGGGTTGACCGTCGCGGCCCTCAAACGGCTGTTGCTGTCATGATCGCCCGCTATCCCGGCACGTGCGCACGCACGGGCCGGGCTATCCGGCCCGGTGACGTGATCACGTTCACCAGCGCGCGGAAGGCCGTGCTAGTCACTGCCGCCGCGCCGGCCATTTTTTGGCACGATAGCGCGGCGCCAGCGGGCCGCGCAATCCGGCCGGGTGACATCAGCGATACGATCCAGTTCGGCGACCGCACCTTCTACCGTAACCGCGCCGGACGTTGCGAGGATGCGCCATGCTGCGGGTGCTGCACGATATGACACGCTCGTTCTATCACGATCAAGCCCGCTACACGCTCGGCGACTGCGCGACCGTCAACGGGCTGCGTCGCATCCGGTGGCAGCAATGGCGTCTCATCAGCGGCGCCTATGTCCTGACCCGGCAAGCATGGCTGCCGACGCGCTCGACCCGCCGCGACATTATTCAAACTCTATCAGGAATCGTATGAACATCTACGCCACCAACAAACCCGACGAGGGTTATCAGTTTCAACTATCGACGACGGACTGGCTCAGCGGCCGCACTGCCGAAGCGTACACCTACGCTCATGTCTGGAACGACGAGCTAGACGCGAACGGCGAGTATTATGAAGGTACGCCACCCGACTGGACACGCGTGCCATGCGGGTACTGATCGCGTGCGAGTACTCGGGGACGGTACGCGATGCGTTCATCGCGCAAGGGCATGACGCTATGTCATGCGACCTGCTACCGACCGACCGCCCTGGGCAGCACTATCAGGGCGACATTGTCGACATTCTGCGCGACGACTGGGACTTGATGATCGCGCATCCACCATGCACTCATCTGGCTGTCTCTGGCGCCAAATGGTTCCCCCAAAAACAGGCGGACGGTCGGCAGGCAGCCGCGTTGGACTTCGTCCAATTGCTCATGGACGCGCCTATTCCGCGCATATGCGTCGAAAACCCGGTATCGATCATCAGCACTCGCATCCGCAAGCCGGATCAGATAATCCAACCGTGGCAGTTCGGCCATGAGGCCACCAAAACGACTTGTTTATGGCTCAAGGGGCTGCCGCCACTGGCGCCGACCAATATCGTCGGCAAAGGGGCGCGGCATGTCACGAAGTCAGGGAAGAGCCTGCCGACATGGTACAACTTGCCGCCCAGCGCCGACCGTTGGAAGATACGCTCGGCCACGTTTCAGGGCATCGCTGATGCTATGGCGGCCCAATGGTAACCGCGCTGCTCGTGGGCTTGCTAGCCCTATTACTCGCCGCGTTGCTCGATCTCTAACCCGCCGCTGGCGGGTTTTTTACTACCCGCAAGCCGACCTCTAGCGGCGCCTCTACCATATCGCGTAGCTGCGACTTCGTGTATTTCGCGGCCATGTCGGCCGACACGAACACCTGTTTCTTGGTAGTGTTCGTCTTCGACATGATGCGGCCAGCGTCCTGCCAACCCGCCTCGTTCAAGGCGTGCATCAGCGCCGATGGGTGTATCCGGTGCTGCCCCGGCTGCGTCAACGCGTCGCAGATGGCATGCCACGGGCCAGCGATCACGCCCAGCGAGAATACGCCTATCCGCGCCTCTATCTGCAGTTGCAGATATTCCTCGTGGGCCGACCGACCGCGCTCCACCATGATCGCCTTGGCCTCAGTCATCGGTGGCGACGCGCCTGGCAGGAACGCCGACACGTCACGCGACGCCAGATAGCCCGCGACAATCGCATAGCCGCCGCGTTCGTACCATGCCCACATGGCGGCGCCCTCGGCGTCAGTCATGCGCGGCGCGTCCGACCACACGCAAAACCACCGGCGGTCGTTCGACGGGATCGAGATAGCGGCGCGCTCGTTCGAAAAGCACAAGACCCATATGCGGTTCAACGCGTTATAAGGGTGCAAGCCCTTCCTGTTGACGGGCAGGTATTCCGGCGGCGCCGCAATGATCGGCTTGAGGACATTTTCCATCGCTCGACGGTCCCTTGCTTCCGCCTGGCGCAGTTCGTTGATGACCATCACCTCGGCCTCGAGGGCGTACCCCCACGAGCTGGACAGTTCTTCGTTCTTGACGATCGACACATTCGACCGACCGATGGCCCACAAGAACGGCGCGTAGAGCGTGTCTTTGCCTGACCCCGGCAACCCGCCATGCAAAACGGCGTGGTTGATCTTCTTGTCAGCGTGCTGGAGCTTATACGCCAGCACATCTAAGACATGCTCGCGCTCAAACTGTTCGGGTATAAGCCGCTCGACATGCTCAAGCCAGCGCGACGCATCGCCCTCAACGGTCGGTGGCCTGGCGTCGCGCCAACGGTTGCCAAAAACGGCGCCATCCATCGTTGCAAGGACCGACTCGCCGGCGGCGTAAGTGACGCCTTGCAGCGTGCGGGCGCCCTTGGCCTGACGGTTCTCATCGTAGCAAACGCTAGCGGCTACTTTCGTCTTTCCTTCACCATGAATCGACTTGCACGGTATATGGGCAAACACCGCGTTAAACGACTTGCGCATGATCTCGCGGCGTTCCATCATGTCGAAATACGCGTCATCGCTCATAATATAAGCGAAGCGCTCATACCATTCGGCCTTCTCAAGTCGGCCCATCTCTTTGCGGTTGACCTCGCGGATAATCTCGATGGTCTCATCGGGGAATGCAGTCGTCGGCGATATCTTGCCCAACGCGCCGGCCATCACAACCGCTAGCAGTTCGTCGCGCAAACCGTGCTGGTGGTCAGGGCCACCCTGCTCGGCGACCCATGTCAGGTAGCGCGCAGAGTTCCATTCGTCAACGCAGTGACCGTGGAAGCACGTATAGGCGCGACTGACGGGCCTGTAGCGGCCCATTGCGTTGCCGTCGGTATGCTCGGCTGCATTCGGGCAAACGACGCCGCACCAGCCCTCGCCGTTGGCATTTTCCAACAGGTCACCACGCTCGGCAATCCACGCCAGCACGTCATCATCGCCATCATCCGCAAGGCCGACCGGGCGCATTGTGGCGGTATCGGCCACGCCTGGCGTGACGCCCAGCGCGGCGCAGATATCGCCCACGCTGTACTCGCGGCCTGGCGTGAACTCAGTCAGCACCGAGGCAAACCCGTTCTTCTGGTTGATCGACCCTGGCAGTCTGAAATTACGCACCGGGTTGCAGGCGCCTGGGTCGGTGTAGCCGGCGGCAGCGATGGCCTTGATGGCGGCTGAAAACTCGCCGACCGTTGGCTGTTCGTTGAACGCATAACCATACTGATAGTTACCCGGCGACGTTTCCATGATCCATGTCGGCGGCAGCGGCGGCGTCTTGCTCTTGGTGCCAATATCGTCCAACATCATCGCAAGACAATGCGTGCAGTTAGACGCAGATGCCGACACTCGACCGTCGACGAATCTCGACACTATGAAACTACCGGTATTGCAGTACCACGACGCCTCGCCGCGCCATTTTTCCGGTAGATATGCCGGCCAAGTGTTGTCTTTTTGTTTCACCACCAGCGCAGTCTCACCCTCGACCGCCAAAGATGCGATATAGTTCAGCACGTAGAAAACTCCTTTTAGGGCGCCTTGCAGGGCGCCCTTTTTTTTAGGGCTTGCCGTAACGCGACATTACCTTGATGTCGACCGCTAGTGGCAAGCCAGACGCCCATGCGGGCGGGGTACACATCACCTGGCGCAGCGCATCTACGTCAGGCGAAGCGGTCTCGATGACGATCTCATCGTGGACAGTCAACACAACATCCTTGACCTGGCGCAGCGAGTGCCGCAGCAGATCGTTGGCCACTGCCTGACAGACGTTCTCAGCCGCCAGACCGCTCCAGAGCCGCGCTCGGGGCCACTCAGTCGCGCCTTGCTCGGGTTTCCAAGCGCACTTGGCATAGGACACACCATCCGGTTCGAAGCGCGCATAGGGGTAGCATAGTACCCTGCCACTGGGCAGCGCGTACCACAGATGGACGCCGTCAAACAGGTAAGTGACGCGGCCAGCGACGAACTCCTGATTCGGGTTGCGCATGGCGCGCATGTAGGCCGACTCCAGCGCCTGCCAGTACCGCACGGCCCACTGGTTGGCGCGGCGCCAAGCGTCCACCGTGCGCCTGGCAGCGGCCTCGGGCAGGTGGACGCCGTAGTTGCGGCCCATAGCGGCAAAGGCGCCCACACTGCCACCGTAGCCGCAGGCTAGGATCGCCACCTTGCCGACCTGGCGCATGTCAGGCGTGACATCCTCGGTCTTGAAGATCAGCGACGCCTCGCGAACGTAGATGTCCTGACCGGAGCGGAACACATTGAGCACTTCGTCGCCGTTGCCTGACAACCAAGGGTTGCACCGCGCCTCGATACCCGACCAGTCGGCCACGACAAACTGCTTGCCCGCAGCCGGGATCAGCGCAGGCCGGAGCATGCTCTTGAGCACATCGGTGACGCGCTTGCCGAAGGCCGGCACGATGGGCGCGTCTGCTACCATTGAGTCGCGCACCTGCTGCGGCTCCTTGGCACACTTGCGTGTGAAGTTGTGGACTTGCAGGCCGTAGCTGGACAAGCGGCCAGTGGCAGCGCCGCCGTTGAAGACGAACGCACCGCGCACGCGATGGTCCTCCTCATCAGCCAGCGCCGCCATGCGGGCGAACTTGGCAACGGACGACGCCCATAGATCGTCAGCGGACTGGACAACCTCGCGCACATCCGGGTCGAGATCGTCGCAGGCCAGCAGGTTGGCGCGGACGGTCTTGTCGATGCTGATCTTGTCCTCGACCGTCATCAGCTTTAGCTGCTCAGGAGAGACGCGGTCTTGCACCCACTGACGCATACGGGGCGAGCGGACAGATGTCACTGCGCCTTGCGTCACCTTGGCGACAGTGTCCTGTATCTCAATCAACTCGGCGCTGGCGTAGCGTACCGCAGAACGTGCTAGCCTAACATCGACTAGCACGCCCCGGTCGTTGATGCGCTCGTTGACATGGTAGTCGAGCAGTTCATCGTCGGACAGGCCGCGCATGCCCTTGCTGATGGCGCGCATGGCGCGGACATCCTGCGCGCAGTAGTCGAACAGCTCAGGAAGCAGCGCGGTGTTGTAGGGCGGTATGCAGCACTGCCGCACTAGGTGGTCACCGCGATGGTCCTTGCGCATCGACGCGCCGGCGAACCGGCCAGCGTCTTCTAGGCTGCCAGGCGCACAGTTGGCGCGGGCCTGCGCGGCCGTGCAGTAGAACTGTTCTAGCGGGTAGTCCTGCTGGAGGACGTACCAGAAAATGAGCCGCTCGAAAGCGGCGTTGTGGGCGCGTATCTGATGGCCTGTGAAGTCAGGCAGAGGGCCACCGGTCCACATCTGAACCTCGCCGTCATCGTACGCATATGCCATGCACAGAACCTCTGTGCTGAGGCTCTGCGCATAGTTGTAGACGCCTGCGCTTTTCAGGTCGCAGGCGCTACGGGTCTCAAAATCGACCCAAATCACCGGTTAAGCCCGGCGGCGACGGGTCGGCTCGGCAGGCGTATCGGAGGGCGCCTCTTCTTCGCCCTCCATGCCAATCCACGACTGCACATCAAACAGCGGCGTGTAAATCTTGCCGTACGACTTGTGCTGGTAGAACTCCTTGTTCAGCACGATCACCGGCACCGGCTTGCTCGGGTCAGCCTCGACCTGCGCAGCGATGGCCACCGCGATGGTCTGGACACCGCGCTTACCGCCGACGCTGGTAGAGCTATAACGCACTTCCAGCCCCTTGTCCTCACCGGTCAGGCACTTCAAGCTCATGCCGACCTGCTGCTCCCAGCCCTTCTTCGCACCGGCAGGCACCGGGCCATGCTCTGGCAACGGCTCAGACACCGATGCCATCATTTCACCAAGAACTTCACCATCGCCCCACGCAATCCAGCCGTGGACAAAGGCGAACGGATTAACCGCCCAGGTCGAGCCGGCCTCGGCCTCATCCTGATCGCTGCCAAAGACCCAATGACCGGTGCGGTCCATCTTGAGGATGGCAACACCAGGCGCCTCACGCGGCGCAATGGCGCGCAACGATTGAGCAAGGGATGCGACTGCCGGCAAGCCGGCTGATTTGAACGCTACGAGATTTGTCATATTACCTTCTGGAGTAGTTGACCCAATTGGAGAATGGCAGGCCGGGGGTCGGTATCCGGTGCCATTGTGTTACCCGACGACACGCTGACAGTGAGACCGTCTGGGAGCTTTTTGAGCTTCTTTTCGGCCACTGCTGGCGAGACCAATGTGGTGACGTCGGGGTCTTTCAGGCCGGCCTCGATCAAGGCAACCCGCGCCTTGTCTTCGTCCAGCCATTTTCTTGTGCCGCGTTTCGCGACCAATTTGAAACCAGGGATGACCTGGCCATTGTCTAGTGCGCGCTGCGCCAACTCGCGCAGGCCGGCGATCCAACTGTCGAGCAGGTCGGCCTGCTGCAAGTAGATGCTGATCTGCTGCTTGTCCAGCGCGTCGAACTGCACCTTGACGGCGCGGTCGACTGCGCCGGTCAGGATGGGACAGACTGGCTTGGCGGTACACCAGCGGCAGTGCTCGCCGCTCTTGAGCGCCGCGTCGGGCTTGACGGCCTGCTGCACCGCGTCGAACAGTTGGTCTTCGAACCGACTGATCCGGGCGCGAGTGGTGACCCAGCGCTTGATCATCGGCGGCTGGATGATGACCAACTCGACCTCGGTCACACCCTCAAAGGCCCAAGGCTGGGACCGGCGCGCAGCAGCGGCGTAGAACATCAACTGCATGTTTTCTTGGGCTTCAACGATAACGCCATCGCCGAACTTCCAGTCGAGGATGACGGCGCGGTTGCCGATCTTGCCCAGCACATCGACCGACCCGAAGACGCCGGGGATGAAGTCGCCGAAGTCGACGCGCACCTCGACCATCAACTCCATCGTCTTGTCTGGATCGACCTGATCCAGCAGCGCCAGTGCCGGCATGATCTTGGTGTCGTGCAGTTCCTCGGTGATGCTTTGCGGTTTCTTACCATCGATGATGGCCGCGATGACATCGTGCAGCAGCGTACCCTCGGCGGCGTACTTGCTCTCAGCCTGGGGCGGCATCTTGGCCGTCAGGGCGACGGAGCCGGGGCAGTTGATGACCCGGCTGGCGGTCGAGCCGCCGACGATCTTAGAGTGCGTCGTCATCTTGCGCCTCTTCTTCTTCCTGAACCTCGGCAAACACCGCTGTCGTGGTGTAGCTGTAACCCCTCAACTCCTCCAGTTCGAATTGAGAGCCGTAGCGCCTCTTGATGTGCGAGGTCAAGATGTCTTTGATGTCTGCGTCGTCTAGGGTGATCTTCACTTTACTGTACTCCTTGGTTGATGGAACCTGAACTGTAGCGGACGAAAAAAGACTTGTCAAGAACTTTTTTACTGTGTTACAGTTGTGCCTCACAAGGAGCAGACATGATCACTTTCAAGACCGCCCCGCGAGGGACAGCCACTGTAACAGAGGCCCACGCGCAGTCAATGCGCGATCTCTTTGCCGGCCTCAAGCCGCTCAAGCCAACCAAGATCAAAGCCCACAAGCGCAGTTTTCCAAAAATTTTTGGCTCGACCGAGGACTACATCCAGCAGTACTTTGCGTTGAACAGCCATTGGACTCTTGCGGCCTATGGTTCTGGAGACCACATCTTGCTGTACCACCCGCTGCCCGACCGCGTTGCGCGTCTCAACCCGTCAGAGCCCGAAGTTGAAGGAAGCTGACGTTGAACGCCACCTGGTCAAGTTGGTCGAGAAGGCCGGCGGCAAGGCGTACAAGTTCGTCTCGCCAGGCCGCGCAGGCGTGGCCGACCGCTTGGTCGTGCTACCTGGCGGGCGCGTCTGGTTTGTTGAGCTTAAGGTCAAGGGCGGGCGCCTGTCGGCGTTGCAGCAGGTCTTTTCGTCCGACATGGCCGCGTTAGGTCAAAACTATATTGTGTTGTGGAATAAAGAAGATGTTGCTACGTTCGTATCAATCCATTGCGGCTGACTTCCTGTACGAGCATGACCGGGCGATGATCCTCGCGCCGGTCGGCGCGGGCAAGACAGCTATCACGCTAACCGCCATGCGCGAGATGCTGCGCGATGGCCACGCCAGTCGGTTCCTTGTGCTGGCGCCCAAGCGCGTGGCTGAACATGTCTGGCTAGAAGAGAAGGCGAAGTGGGCGCCTGAGATCACGATGGCCATCGCCGTGGGCACGGCCAAGCAGCGCGGCGCTGCGCTGCGGGCCGACGTGCAGGTGGTGGTGACCAACTACGAGAACCTGCCCACGGGCGGGTTCGACGCGGTGGTGTTCGATGAGTTGACCAGGCTGAAGAACCCAAGCGGCCAGCGGTTTAAGCTGCTGGAGAAATTCCTGCGCGAGGTCAACATCCGTTGGGGTCTGACCGGCAGCTTCACCAGCAACGGTCTGGAAGATGTCTTTGGCCAATGCAAGATCATCGACACGGCGTTGCTGGGCCGCACCAAAGGCGCCTTCCAGCAGCAGTACTTCATGCTGGTCAACAAGGAGTTCAACCAGTGGGAGCCACGCGCTGGAGCGTTGGCGCAGGTGATGGAGCGCATCAAGCCGTCCACGTTCCTGTTGGAGTCCTACACGCTGCCAGACCTGAACGTGGTCGAGGTGCGCTGCTCGATGGACTTGGCCAAGTACAAGCAGATGAAGAAGGACATGGTGCTGGAGTTCCCCGACGCCCGCGCCATTGCGGTCAACGCTGGCGTGGTGACGGGCAAGCTCCAGCAGATGGCCTCAGGGTTCGTCTACGCCGACGGCGCGCCGCAGTGGATGTCACCCCACAAGTTTGACGCGCTGGACGATCTGCTGGCCGAGAATCAACGCGCCAACACGTTGATCGCGTACAACTTCAAGGCTGAACTGGCTGAACTGAAGCGGCGCTACCCGCACGCGCAGACGCTGGACGACGACAACGTCATCGAGCGGTGGAACGCGGGTCTGGTCGAACTACTACTGGTTCACCCCAAGAGCGCAGGCCACGGGCTGAACCTACAGTACGGCGGCTGCAAGGTGGTGTTCCTGTCGCTGCCCTGGTCGCTGGAGTTGTACGAGCAGACCATAGGCCGGCTGCACCGCAGCGGTCAGGCGCATCCGGTTTGGGTCTACCTGATGATCACCGACAAGACGGTCGATGAGAAGATTTGGCGCGCGCTGCGCGACAAGCGAACGATTTCTGACATAGCCATAGAGGAGTTGAAATGAAGCTGACTTGGAGAAGCATGCACGAGGTGCTGACGAAACTGTCTGAAGAGGAAGTGCTGAAGTTGCTGCAAGAGGAGCAGGCCGGGGCCAACCGCATCACCATCCTGCTGCGCCTGCACCAGCGGTACTGCGTCTTGCGCCTTGAGCGCGAGCGCATCCTGATCCTGCGCGGGGCGATGGCGGCATGAGGAAGCCGCCAAGCATCGGATGGTGGCCGACCGGCGAGCACAAGGTGCGCTGGTGGAACGGCAAGTACTGGTCCTGGACTTGCCTAGACAGCGACAACGAGTACTGGATAGCGCGGTACAGCGCCAGGGAATCAACCGATGACGTCAAGTGGTATCCAAGGCCAGACAGTTGGCCAGAGAGGAGCAAGACATGAAAGACAGAGAAGAGTACTTCTGTAAGGCTGCGGCCCGCCAGAGCCTGTTTGCGGCCGTCTGGATCGTCGCCCTAGTGGCGCTGATTGCGTGGTTGGCATGACGCACATCGGTTGGATGATCCTTGAGAGCAATGTTTGCATCTTGCTCACTCGGCGCCGCGAAGAGATGCAGTACTGGGTAGACCTTGGATGCGATGCGGTGCCGTTGTATGCAGTGCCCCCGCTGTAACGCGCCAGCCGGCGTGCTTGAGACTCGGCAACGCCCCGATAACCTAACTTGGAGACGATACAAATGTTACAACGAACACAGGTTCAGCACAACGGAACAACTAAGCGGTTTGCACGGTCGCTTGACGAAGCCTTCGGCGGCGACGGTTACGCCATCACCCACTACCGAAACCGGTGGAGCGGGGTCAACCGCGCCGTGGTTTTTGTTCTCTGGGTTTTAGTCCTTGCATGGGGAGCAACATTGTGGACTTGAAGAGCCAACTGCTGCGGGAAGAGGGCGCCGAGTCCTGCGCCTACCAAGACTCGCTTGGATACTGGACCATCGGCGTGGGCCGCTTGATTGACTCGCGCAAGGGCGGCGGGCTGTCGCCAGACGAGATCGACTTCCTGCTTGAGAACGACATCAAGACCAAGACCCGCGAGGTATTGTTGGCGCTGCCGTGGATGCCTAGACTGTCCGAGCCGCGTCAGGCCGTGCTGATCGGCATGGCGTTCCAGATGGGTATGAAGGGTTTGCTTCAGTTCAAGCGGATGCTATCGGCGGTTGAGGACGGCCAGTACTTTGAGGCTGCTGCGCAGATGGTGGAGAGCACTTGGGCACGGCAGACGCCAGCACGAGCGCATCGCATGGCACTACAGATGGAGACAGGCGAATGGACCCACTGACCGCAGGCGTCGAACTGGCGCAAACAGTCATCACCCGAATTTGGCCGGACAAGTCAGCCGCCGAGGCGGCGCAACTTGCCGCTCAGGTCGCCATCGTGCAAGGTCAACTCGATGTGAACAAGGCCGAGGCGTCTAGCCCCAGCGCGTTTACCAGCGGCTGGCGCCCAGCGATTGGCTGGGTCTGCGCGTCGGCGCTGGCGTGTCAATATATCGCCAGGCCGCTAGTCCAGTGGACCGGTATTGTGCTTGACCACCCGCTGCCTGCGCTGCCTGGCATCGACGATAACTTGTGGCAGTTGATGTTGGGGATGCTCGGGCTCGGTGGCCTCAGAACTTTTGAGAAGACGAAAGGAGTTGCATCGTGACCGATGAACGCATTGCCGAACTGATGGGGTGGCATTGGCCGACCAGTGTTCACCCTGACGACATGCTTGCCAAGGTGCGGGCCGTTGTACGCGAAGCTGTACGCACTGATGCATTTGCAGAACGATGCAAGCTGGCAACGGACTGCCTGCCCCAGTCACCCTACCGGGTGATGCTGGAGAACCTGCATCGAGAGATGTTGGGCATTAAGCAGAGGGTTGAGCCATGAACGAACGGATTAAAGAGCTTATGAAGGGCTGCTTTGACGTTACGGTAGACCACCGAGGCCGGGAGGAATGCACTGCCGACTACGCCAACGTGCAGCGGTTTGCAGACCTCATTGTCAGGGAGTGCGCCGAGTTGAGCACCGGGTATGTCGGCAACGTCAAGTTGCTAATCTGTAACCACTTTGGAGTTGAGCCATGACCGAGCGCACCGCGTTTGAAGCGTGGGCCGATAGACATTGGGGGGAGTTGGCTTTGCACCGAGGCGACATCTTGAGATGCATTGAAACCGACGAGCTTTGCACTGTAGAGGCTACATCCACCACCGGCAAAACGATGGTTAAGTGGGCCGGTAACGATTTTGGCACGTACACGGCAGAGCAGATTGGAGAGTTGTTCTGGGTCGAACCGAAGCCCCAATGGCAAGGGCTGACGGATGCAGAAATTGAGGAGTTTGAATATAAGGCACTGGGGACGCATGACCTGTGCCTTGAGATAGAAGCCAAGCTACAGGAGAAGAACACATGAGCAAGCTCACCCCCGCCGACGTCAAGAACGTCTACCTCGCGTGCGACATGCGCGACCCGAGCGGCATGTACGCCAACGATGTCGACCTGCTGGAGTTCGCCGACAAGATGGAGCAGTTGCTCATGTACCGGCTGTCCCAGGCGCCGCGTGAGCCCGAGCGGACCTGCGTTCGGTGCAAGCACGCGATCGTGTCGTCGAAGGACGAGCCCTGCAAGGGGTGCTTCTCGTTCGACAAGTGGGAGCCGGCGTGATCCACTTCCTGGGCCGGGTCTGGTTCTGCTGCATCGTGGTCAGCACGCTGTTCTGGCTGGCCCGCCTGGGGTTGGTCCTGTGGGTGCTGAACTAAAAAAAAGGGCCCCCACACGGGAGCCCTGAAAGCCTCTAGACAGGCTGGGAGAGAATCAGTTACCGACCGTACCCGGATGCGCCCATCGCGGCGGCCATGCTTTCGGCCAATCTCGGGTTGTCTTTGGCTAGACTTTCGTACGATCGTTTCAAAGCCAAAGCGGCTTCTGGTGTCATCAAAGCGGCACCGAGCGGCGGATTGTACGGGAAGACCGCCATACCGGCGCCCGAGCCAATCTGCGCCACATTCTCAGGCGTTGCTTTGTTCTTGCGTATGTCGAGCCCACCGGCAAGCATTTGCGCGGCGCCGCCTATCGGTCCTGCGACCTTGGCGGCCCTTCCGTAGGGGATCATGCTCAACCCGGTGACGACGTTTGCAACGTCGGGCACATTGGCGGCGTTCGCAACGCTCTTGAACGTTGCGTCAGGCGCTCTTGCGGCGTCGATCATACCGCGCCCAGACTGGTACGCCGAATAGGCCCCCAAGGCACCAAGCCCGGCCCCTGCGCCCACCTTCCGTACACCGGCAGCGAGGCCCGCCCGCCGAGCGGCCTGCTCGGTGGCGCTTTCCAGGCGCTTTGCTTCGCGAGCGCTATCTTTCACTTGGAGGTCGTGCTCTGCCGCTTGACGTTCGAGATTCTGCCGGGCTTGATTCCGTTCCGTGGCCTCAACGCGCAGTATCGCGTCGCGTTGTAGTCTAGCCATAGCGACTTGACGTTCAGCCCGGTGGAATTCATTTACGGCGGCAGGGTGGGGCACCCTGTGCGTTTTACCCGTTTTTTCATCTTTGAAATCTACGGATTGCAGGTATACAGTTTTACCCGTTCGAGGATCTTTATACGCAACGGTACCCGGACTTGGTACAGATTCACCTTCATTTATAAAAGAATTTTGATTCGTGGTGCCTTGAGTTACTACTATGCCTTGTTTGCTTGCAGTTTTATGTGTTTTTATTCTTAAAGGGTCTGCATTGCCTTCAGCCAAACCCGCTTCGTTTATTGAAGCAACGTGTTCTTTTCCACCCCTATAATTAGCCGCGTTTTCACCAGTATTGGTGGAGAAATGTGACCGTTCTTCACCTGTAGTGCCCAAGGTGGGGCCATCCCCGCCTGATGTAATTCTTTGTGTTTTTTCGTCACTCAACAACAAACTTTTGTTGGCAGGAGCCACCGGTGCAGCTACCGCAGGCGCCGCTGCGACGTCCATGGCGGCCAGTTGATCGCGGAAAGGATTGAGGCCGGCGGCGGGGAACGGTGTAGGGCCAGCGCGCGCCGCTTCAGCCGCCGCTGCCATCTGTGCTTGCGTGCCTGCACCGGGGGCCAAGAAGCCCCGGGTGGTGCCTGGATCCCCGTACGCTAGGCTGCCACCAACAAGCGCACCAGCTCCGGCAGCCACCTCGGGTCCAATGTTTAAGGATTCGCCCGGCGGAGTCGGTGTTACAACAACTTCAGGCGTTCTATCCCCGCTGTCACCGAAAGTACGAGCAGGAGCAGATGCGGCGCCAGCAGGCGCCCCTGGCAATCTAGCCAACTCACGCCGCACCGCAGCAGCATCCTCCGTACGCCCCTTTGCTAGTGCTTCGGCTAATTCAATCTCAAGTATCCGACGAGCGTCCGCGTCAATTTTGGACGAAGCGGCTGCTTTTACGCCGCCCGCTGGTGCAGAAGCTGTAGGCGCGGCGGCAGGCGCTGGCGTGTCATCGGAACCAAAGTTGTTCTCTTCGCGCAATCGTTTTCTCAACGCATCAGGATCAAACCCAACAAATTCAGCCATCATGTACCCCTTTGCGTTAAGGTTTAGCGGGCCGCTTTTGTAGCCTAGCCGTCAATCGCTTAAATTCTTCGTCGTATATGTTGTATATTTCCCGAATAGGCTTGGACTTAAAAACATCCGCCACTGGGGCCATACTACTTTGGTGCGTATAGTTTTCCAGCAACCCAGTCGCGGTGTTATACAGTGTTTGCGCTTGGTCCAACAGTGTTGCGTCTTTGGCTATGGAGTGCCATAGAGCTCTGCCGGTCTGCTGCAGGTTACCCCCCGACCCAAGGCTCCCGGGTATCATACCGGCCTTTCGCGCTTCTTCAA